CGTTAAAGAGGTGAACGTATTCCCACTATCTAAAGCAGGTAATACAGAGGCAAACATTCTACCTGTAGATGGTAAGAAAGTTAAAGTAGGTAATCCGTTTTTAGTATCTATAATTCCATTAGTTATAAGGCGAGGGTTTAAATTAGCACTCTGTATTAGTATTTTATCATTATCTATAACACCTCCATTAATTTGACCTATCCATTCTTCAACTAAAGCGTCGTCTGTTCCAACCCATGTACCTAAACTCATTGCGGATTTAACAGTATTAGAGTCTCCTACTTTACTATTTAAAGTTATAGTTTGACCATCAAAAAACACATACTTCATTGCCGAATCGCTTGACCTTGTTATTTTAAGTACAGCATTATTATCCCAATTTAAAACATTTCTAAGTGAATATACTACAGACGCATCATCATAAATGGTAGGTGCTGCCTCAGTAAGAACTTGAATAGTATTACTTGGATTAGATAAAACATTATTATTACTAACCCCAACAATATAAAAACTATAAGTATTATTTACGGTTAACCCTTCTACCTGATAAGTATTTGAAATAGGATTAGCTATTAATACACCATCCTGATATACTTGGTAATAAGCTATTCCGTCAGCACTTGTAGATACTCCCCAATTTAAATCTACTGATATTTCTGTTATATTACTTGCTGTCAAATTATTTGGTGCTGTTGTTATTGGGTTTATTACTACATTGTCTATTGCTCTACCTATAGGTTTATTGGCTTTTATTAATTTCCATCTGCCCTCTTTATTAGGTTGTAATTCTAATAAATACCCTGTCTCACTATCATTATTTTCATTTGTAAACTCTATTTGTCCGTAATAATTCATTACGTTTTCACCATTAATTAAAGTTTTACCTTGTACTTTCTTTATTATCTCTGTTGTAACTTCATGTTCAAACTCTATTATCTCAGGTATAAAGAAAGATGTTTCTAAATCTTTAACTTGTATATTACCGTTCTCAGCTATTTCATTTTCGCCTAACAACTGTGTGGATAACTCACTATTACCAATACTACTAGAAAACCTAACAAATGAACTTAAATATTTATCTAAACCAGCACTTATCCACCATCCAAACCTTGTTCTAATATTAGCAGGGCTAAATCTTAAATTTTGTGCTGTACTTGGTGAAAAAACTCCTGTAGGTGCTTTAGCAAAATCATCTTGCCATAACCTCTGTTCAAAAATATCTGTTTCGCTTCTTTTTAAATCTAACATAAATACATCGTTATCATAACGTGTATCGTCCGTTGGATTAGTTTTAATAGATTTTCTTCTTGCAAATTCAATACCGTAAGCATCTGCTCTGTAAGGTGACAATTTACTAAATACTTTTTCTACTCTCTTTATTATTGTTGTATAAGTGTTTTTTATATTGTATTCATCAACACCCATCGCTTCTTCATACAAATTATCTCCACTTGGTTTTTTATATCCTAATTCAACACCACTAAAGAAATAATCTTTTGCAACAGTTCTTTTAACTTTTTTAACTTGATTAGGTAGTGATACTGCTACAAACTTTTGATAGAAATACTTTAAATCCTCATACCTAACAAACTCTTTAAATCCTAAACGCTCTATTCCATACCCAGTATTCCAAACAACACTAAAACTATCATCAAAATCTTTAAAAGACGTTTGTATTTGTTTATCTTCAAAGTTACGTATTGTAAAACCATTAGTTATAGCTGTTAAAGAGCCATCACCATCTTCTGTAGCTCCTAAGTCAGTTCTATCTAAAAATTTAGATTTTAAAGCGTCTTTTTCATTAGTTGTAATATTAATGATCCTTTCTAAAGCTTCAAAAGGTAATAATATTTTAGATTGTTTAGGTGAAACATCATCAAAACTATCCTCTTCAATATTTAAATTAATATCATTATACACTACATTAACATCTGACTGAGATATAACATGTAACGCCAAACATAAACTTTCATCTTTAAGTAGAGAATAATCTGTTAATGTATTTTTATAAGTTATATTACCTTCTCCTGTAACAGAATTTACTTGGTCTAAGGTTTGAAAACTCTTAAAATCATAACTTAAACCGTTCTCGTAAGTTACTAAATCTAATCTTATATTAAAGTTTTTAAATATAGCTGCTTGAAAATCAATATTAACATCTATACTTATGCTTTTAAAAGTTCTATCCTTGTCAGATATTGCATAAAACATGTTACCTGTAGAGCCATCACCATAAGATGATCCAACCTCTGTAACGTCTAAATCAACTATTTCTTGTACTGAGTCATCACTTAAACTAACAATACTAAAAGGCAAAGCTACAGCTTCATTAGGATTGAAAGGAAATAGATCATCTACAACGAAATTTTTGTAATTATCGTTTAATCCTAAAGTAGAAACTAAAAATATATTCCTACCGTTTAAAGCGACTGTATCTGTTTTAATAGGATCTAAACTATCACCATCCATTGTTTCAGTTCTACCTAAGTCTAACTTCTCACTTTGCCTTGCTTTTAAAGCTGAATATAAACCGCTTTCGTTAAACTTTACACTCGCCTTGTTGTTTTCTACAATTAACGTGCTTAAATCTAAAAAACCTCTATAAGCTTCTACCCATTTATCAGTTTGTGGGTCACGCTCTTCTTTAATTAATAATATATCAGCATTAATTCCTTGCTGTGAATAAACACCAGTTATATAATCAAATCCGCCGTCTCTATTTTCATCACCTCTATAAAATTTAAGGTTGTTAGATAGGTTTATAAATACACCATGAACTTTTAAAGAGCGTTTAAATGTTTTCTCGTCATCGTTCCATCCTTCAGGCTCTGATATTATTTTGTTACCGAAAGTTATATTTCTTAAAATATATCTTACTCTATTGTGATATGTTGGCTGTATCTGATTCATTAAAGCGTATCGTTCATATATCCTAAATGTTCTGTATTGACATTAACATTAACATTTGATTTAAACCCTTTTAATCCTTGTTTAATTTCTTTTTGTATTTGACCTTGATATTTATCTAAAGTATCGCTAAAAACGTTTGCTATTTCTAATGCGCTAAGTTTTAAACCATCATTATAAATAGATGACATAACAGCAGCGTTATTAATAGCTTCTAAGTCATATCTTTTATCCATTTGCAAACTCTCTAAATCTTTGTGTATTTTCTGACCTCCTTTACCTAAATTAACTAAAGTGTCGGTATTAGGCGTTTTAACTATATTACCTTTACTATCTTCAATGTACTCATGTTTACCACCATCACCAACAATAGCTAATCCGCTTGGCGCGTCATTAGTACCATCTTTAAATTTAGGTATTGGAGTTGCTAACGCAACACCAGCTTGTATAGCTCCTAAAGTTCCTATTGTAGTAGCTAGAGGTATACCAGCAACAGGACCTAATCCTATAGGCGGAGGAGCTAAAGCTGATATTATAGCTACAGCCGTGTTTAAACCTATTGTAGCTACAGCTATAGCCTTGTTAAATATCGCTTGTTTCTCAACCTCTTTTTGCTTTTTCTTTTTTAATTGAGCGTCTTTAATTTGTCTTTCTTGCTCCAGTCTTACTTGTTCAGCTTCATTACCCTCTGCTAAAGCTATTTGATTAGCGAAGAACTCATTATTTTTATCAATATCTTGTTGTATTCTTTCAATTCTGTTATCAAAGAAAGCGTTGGTTATATCCTCTGCTTGTTGAAGTTGAGCACCGTAAGTATCTACAAAACTTTTAACATCATTTACTGCGGTTTCAAAAGCACTTGCTGTGTTTACATCTACATCAAATAAAGTTGGATCTTGACCTTCAAGGTCTTTAAGACCTGGAATACTCTCTGTTGCTGTACCACCAGCTTGTGCTGTTCCTGCTCTTTGACCTGATGTTGACCTTCTTTTTGCTTCTTCTAGCGTTACAACTCCACCGCTAATAGTATTAATAGCTTTAACTGCTTTAGGAACAGCGTTTAATAATTCAATTTGCTTTTGTAGTAACTGGTTTTCTTGTTTTAATTTACGTCTAACAGAGTCGTTATTTGTTTGTTTTATTATAGCATTATTAGCTTTTATAATTTCTTGTAATGATTCTATAGACCCTTTTAAAACTTTTCTATCTGTCTTTTGATATTTTTTTAATAATTCAGTTAATTCTTTTAATGATTTCTTTTCTAAACTATATCTTTTTAATTTATCATCAAATGCTAATAGTGAATTTATTATAGAAGACTTCTGGTCGTTTATATCTGTAGTGCTGTTTTTTAAAGACGAATTTAACTCCTTTAATTGTTTATTACTTAGTTTTGTTAATTGCGCACCTATTTTTAAAACCTCGTGTCTTGTTAGTTCTTTATCGTTAGCTTCTTGCATTAATAAAACAGTTTCATTTACTAAAGCTTTTCTATCTTCAATACTTTTTAAAGCTTTATCTGCTAAATCTACAGATCGACCTAAGTTTTTAAAGAAGTTAGTGCTATTCTCTCCAAGACCTATTAAAGATTTAAACCTATTAAAGAAACTACTATCATCAGACCCTAAAGAACTAACTATATTTTGTAGTTTTGTGTAAGTTGTTAATATACCTGTTATACTTTCTATAATTGATTTTGCAGCCCCACTAACAACACCTTCTCCATCCTCCATACCTAATATGAAACCATCCCATGCAGAACTTAAAAGAGTTATACTACCTACTAAAGTATCTAATTGTTGTTTAGCCATTTTTTCAGCAGTTCCACCAGCATCTTGTAAGGCTTTATCTAATTCCTTTACGTTTTCTGTATTGTTAGCTATAACTAAAGCAGATACTGCAGCTCTTTTACCGAATATCTCATTAGCTGTTTTTAATTTATCTGTACTATTTCTTACTTGGTTTAAAGCTGATTCATAATCAATACCTTTTTTAGCACTCTCAATAAATATATTTCTTAATGAAGTTGCCGCTGTTGATGTTTCAATACCAGCATCAGCTAACTTACCAAGCGTTGCAACAACTTTTGTAAAAGGCACGTTTAAAGCATTTGCAGCACCTAAAACAATTGGTAAACCTGTTTGTAGCTTCTCGAAATTCAAAGCACTCTTTGCCGTTGATAATGCCATTATATCCATTATCTCAGGAGCATCAGTAGTACTTAAAGCATCCATTGAATTAACAACCGCACCAACTAACTCAGCTGTAGTGTCTAACTCAGCATTCATAGCTATACTACCTTCAATAGTAGATTCTGTAAGGTCTAGAATCTCTTGTTGTGTGAACCCTAAACGTGCATAAGCAACTTGCAATTTTACAACTTCATTAGCTGTTTTAGCAGTTACCGCACCTAATTCTTTAGCGTTTTTAGTTAATGGCTCTATTTGTTCTCTAGATTTCTGTAGTACAGAAGCTAATACAGCAGTTTCTTGATTAAATTCCTTTATAGTCTTAACAACATCTCTAATCACTTGAACAGCTAAGAACGCACCACCCATTAAACCAAGAGCTGAAACCATTTGCTTAGTAAATCCTAAAGCACCTTTAAAAGCACTGGAATAATTACCTACATTCTTAGTGTAGTTTCTTGTTGCTGCATCTACACTCCTAATCCTAGCACCTAGTTTTTCAAACTCTATTTGAGCCCTTCTAACCTCTGTATTGTTTCTTTTCTCAGCTGCTAATAGATTTGCTAACCTATTTTTAGATTCTGTGTATTGCTTGTTTAATTTAGCGTAAGCACCCGAAACCTTTAATGCTGCTTGTCTTTGTCTATCTAAAGCTAATTTGTTATTTCTTATTGAATCTGTATCTTTTAACCTTGCTCGTCTTTGGCGGTCTAAATCTCTTTCGAACTTTTCAAATCCTTTCTCTCTTGTTATTCTTAATTTAGTTTCAGCTTCAATTACCTTATCAACTTCTTTTTTAATAAGCTTTTGACCTTCTGCATTCTTTTTTAATCTACTTTCTAAGTCTTTAGGAGTTTTTACGTTAGCAAAATTAGTATTTAATTCACGAACATTTTTAGATAGTGTTATGATACTATTATTTATAGCATCAACACCTTTTAAAGCTAAATTTAATTCATCTATAGCTTTCTTAGCTACAATTACATCTATTTGTCCGTTAGCCATTATACTCTTTGTTTTTTAGCTATTATACTCGCTTTTTTTACGTAGTAAATCCATTTTGATACTGTTGTATTGTTTGAGTCAATTTGGTTGTTTAAAGCTTGTTCTACGTTAACAACTTGCTCGTCTATATCTATTTTTTCTTGCGTAAGCTCTTTTTTATATTCTTTGTTATACTCGTTACGTTTTATTGTAATAGTTGATTTAAGAGTCTTAAAATTACGTATAATCCTATTTACTTCATCTTGTAATTCTTTATTTAGGTTAATTGGATAACCCCAAGCAGATAACTCTTTAATGTATTTTAATTGTCCTTCTTTGGTTGTTTGCTCTACTAATCCACTTAATAAACTAGAACAAATAGAAAGTTTAGTTTCTAATTTACTTATGTATGATAATTTCTTAAATGATGTTCTAATTTGCTTATCGTCTTTTAATACTATATACTCTTTAAACAATTCACTCCAAATATCATCTAATTGTAGTTGTAATTCTTTTGTAATTTCTGTATTTTCGTAATCTTCAATCAAATACTTATAATCTTTAGTATCTAATATCTCATAGAATCTAAAAATTGATAATGTTTTACATGATTTGTATATTTTCATTGAATTGTACGTTTAACGAATTTTTGTAGTTCTGGTAGTATTATCTTAAAGTTTAATTCTTTTTGGTTTGCTACGGTCATAGTAAATATATCATCTCCATATTTACGCATTAACTCGTCTGCTTTTTGGTCTGTGGGGAATATCTCTAATTGAAAGCTTCCATAATCTGTAGTAAATGATTTATATAAAGCCCCTGTATCAAATAAAGTAACGTGATTGAACCTATCACCTTTAATCTTTTTAACAGCTACAGTAAAAGGTGTGTAATCAGGTTTTAACTTTTTACCTTTTCCATCAATACCCTTGTCAAATAACTGTTTTTCTCTTACTAAATCTATTATTACTTCTTCAAATTTTAGAATTGTTTTAGCCGTTTCTTGCTCGATACCATTTCGTGCTTTTAATAACTTCTTTTTAAATTCTAATACATTCATAAAGATTTAATAAGGGGGCTGTTAAGGATGTACGTTATTCCTCGCCCCCTATTATTTTAAACTACTGTTGCAGTTAAAGCATTTGAACGATATAAACAATCATCTTTGATTATAACGTTTTTATTAGCTGAACTGTCGTATAATTGCACAATAACAACCTCATTTGTTGCTAAAGCTGCTAATGTACCAGTATATCTACCCGGCACAGTTGCACTCTCAACCCAAGTAGTTGCAGTTGTAACACCATCAACAGTCACTAAGAAATCAGCATCCACCAACCCTTCTAAAGCTGTTTGACTATCAGCAGCACTTACTAAATCAACTATTACCGTTGTATCTGTATCACTTGGAGCTACATTATAACTCGCTGTAATATCATTAATACCGTCTACTTCATCAGGTGAAAAATCTAACTCAGAGGCGTCTAACCATACTAATCTGTCGTCAAACTCACCTCTATCTAATAGTTGGAAAGTAAGCATTTTAGTAGTAGCTACAGTTGCATCATTAAATTTACGTTTCTCAGGTGAGAATAATCCAGCTTTAAAACCTTTCGCTAATCCTGACTTATTTTCAGTCATTAAGAAACTACCAGCTTCATCGACAATTATAATATCATAAGCTCCAAAACTATCTAAACTTGATAAAGCTTTATTAAAGTATTCACCTTTCTTATATTCTAATTGGAACTCATAACGCCCTAAATTAGCTTTAATTTTAACTCCTGATTGAGTTTCTTGTATTGTGTCATCCGCTGAATTATCTACAAACCCTATTGCATTGATTAAAGGTATTGCTTTTCCAGCTTGAACTAAACCTTGTAAGTAAGTTTTATCAAATGTATCACCATCAGCAATAGTAGTACCACGCTTTACAGCATAAATACCATTGATTAACTTAATTTCAAAGGCACAATTCTTTGTTCCAGTACCTAAAGCGGTAATAGAGCAATTAATTTTATTCTTTATACTTCCGAATGTTGCCATTTTTAATTTATTTTTTTAATTGATCTTAAATAATCAGCACCTTCTTTTGTTAATTTAATGCTGTTACCTTGTTTATATTCTTTTTTAGAGGTATTAAAGTTTTCTATAACCTTATACCACTCTTTCTTTAGCTTTTCTTTAGCCATAATTTATCGTTTTTAAACAGTTCTTATTAATACCTATTGTTAACTCTAATTTAATAACATCCCAAATCTCAGTAAATTCATGACTTTCATCATCTTCTGAATAATTATAGAAGTTTGTTTTTGTTTGTTCTCCTATAAAATCAATACTACTACCTTTCTCTAACGCTTTAATAACATTATTATATAAAGGATTTAATACTAAAGTAAATGAACGTCTTGAACGCTCTCTATTACCCATATCAACATCTTTGTTTAACGTAGCTAATATTAACGTATAGTCACCTTGTATTGTATCCTCATCACCTGTATCTGATACTGGAGTTAACAGCCATATTAAAGGGTATTTATTATTATTCCTATTTAGTTTTAACCACTTGTTTAAATCTTTTTGAGTACCCCAATCAAATCTAACATCGAATGTACCACTACCAATAGTCATATCAGGTAACGTATCAAATAACTCAGCTAATCTACTTTGAGCGTCTATCATATACCAAATTGATTAATATTCTCTAATCGTTGAGGTTTCCAATCAGCGTAAGTGTCAGGCGTTTGTAGGTTTATATCGTTTATAAACTCATATAAGCTACGTTCACCATCATCACAACCGAACCAATCAATACCAGTCATTCCACTTGAATTAGTGATATAGTAAGGTTGGTTATAATTACCTACAGCTAAACTATAAAACTTACTCCAAGCGTTAACTGCTTTTGGAATTGCACTAACTCTCGTTGCGTTCTTAGCTGTTTCTGTTTGAACTCCTACACTTGAATAATTATCTACATCGTGAGATAAGAAATTATAATAAACGTAGTAAGATAATAGACTTCTATTTATTAAAGAATTACCCAACCCTTCAGAGAAAATTAATCCTCTGAAGTTATAGGTAACTGTATCAATAGTATATTCTTTACCGTTTAATAAGTCTTTCCATTTTTGGTCTGCTGCTGGTTTTATAGTCCATTGACCATTAACATCAACATCAAACTGTTCTGAAAATTCTTTATATAAATTATAACCAAGTAATTTAATAAGTACCTCACGCTCATACTCGCTGATAAAGAACTTTAATTCGCTATCATTAGATATATCATTAACTCCTGGTGATGGATTAACAACATTAGGAATGTGAATATCGCCCTTGTAGTATATGCTTGATGTAATCATAAATTATTTATTTTTCTTCTCGTTTATCGTAAGGTTTAAATCCTTTAGGTACTTTAACTCCTTTAGGTGCTTTGTGTTTACTTTCATAAATCCAAGCATTATCCTTGCTTACTCTAACTTTTTTACCGTTAAAAATTACCTCTACTGTTGATTCAAAGTAATTACCTCTTTTTACTTCTTTAGCCATTTATTAAGGTTTTAATATTGCAGCTATATCTGTAGCGAAAGTACCAGTAACAAATGCAGGGTAATGATTAGATTTAACTCTATGTACTAATCTAGACTCAGCAAGAATTGTAACAAAGTTTTTAGTGAAATCATCATTTTCGTAACCCATATCAAAAGTTAAAGCTTCTTTAAATCTAACACCTGATTTAGTGAAATCACCTACTAAATAATCACCTTCTGTAACTCCTGTATTTTGAACAACTGGAATACCTTTAATAATAGTACCGTCAACAGTTGTAAATGGAGCTAAAATATAATGACCATCAGAAGCTTTTTCTAATCCCATACCTGTAACATCGCTTGGATGCATTAAAATGTAATTAGGTTGGAATTGAGCAACCATAATTTGATTAATTGCAACTGCTAAAACATCTTTCTTGTTAGCTTCTGGAACTGCTAAAGCAAATGATCCAGCGGCAAAAGCTGTAGCATTTTCTAAAATACCTGTTAAGTTTTGAGATAAACCATCTCCAGAAAGTACTTGCTCGTCAATTTTAAGATTAATAAGCTCAGTAAGTTCTTGATTAATTTCAGCTTCCATTAAATCAACATCGTCTAACATCTCTTTAGATGCTTTAATATAAGCAGTAACTTTTCTTACAGAAGCACTTGCTAACACTAAATCAAAATCAGCTTGTGATTTAGCAGCACCTTCAGCAGTCATTGCAGCTCCACCATCAGGATTCTTTTGTTCTACCCATTCCCATGTAGTTGAGTTGATAGTACCTGTATTAACTAAATCAACAATAAAAGGCTGTCTTCTAACAACTCTTGTAATTCCTGATTCTCTTTCAGCTTGTGGTATTTGCCCTGTTACATTAGTAGATACTAACATATTACCAGCAGCTTTTACTTCAAACCTAACAGAACCATGTCTATTGTTTTTTAAATCTTTAAACGCTTGTTTATTTGATTTAATAGATTTATGTAACTCTTCTTTAAAGCTAACATTTCGAGGCTCTAATCCTTTAGTTTCTAATTTAGATAAAACTTCACCTTGCTCCAATAAAGCCTTACTAAAAGCATCAAACTTAATTGTCATTTCTTTTGTGTCGTTATCTGTTTTAAACGTTTCAAAAGCTTTTTTCAGTTCAGCACCAATTTCTTCTTGATACTCTCTATGTAGTTTACCTACTTCCTTTACCTCCATAGCATCATATTGCTCTTCAGTAAATCCTTTTTTAGTTAAAAATTCTTTAAATTTCATTGTTTCTTTTTTAAATTATAAAAATAGTTGTTTCTTTTCTTGAAGTGCTTTAGAAGCGGCTTCTTCTTTATCTGTTTGAGTGTCGTTAGACGGCTCGGTTTTATTTTCTAATGTTGGTGTTATTGGGTTGCTTCCTAATGGAACTGCTGAACCTTCAATAGCTTTAGCTTCTGTAACAACCCAAAAGTAACCTTGATTTGTAGCATCTTCTTTATTTACAATACTATCAATGTGTTTATCAAATATTACTTTGTTTTCTTCAAACTCTTCATCATTAATTGCTAAATCTAATTTAACATATTGCATACCTACTGAATGATTATCTACAAAACCACTCTTGTATTGGTTAAACATATATTTATTACGAGAACGTTTAACTGTTGAATCAAACACTAAAGCCTCAGTACTACCATTAGCATTAAACCCTAATTCTTTCCATTTAAAGTCAGCTACAGATACGTTTAAGTCTTTACCACTTGATATAATCTTATCAAACTCTTGACTCTTATGCTCTTGTACGTGTAATATTCGTTTGTTTTCTTTAATTGATTTATTCCACAACCCTTTAATATGAACGTCATCATGTGAATCCATTATATTAGTAGTGTTTATGATAGCTTTAACCGTTATCTCATCTTCATTATCATTAGCTTTATTCACCGATTTAACAGTCGTAAAGTCTTTTAATAGCGTTACATTAGATGAAATACCATCAGCATACTTAATAGCACTCTTTTTCTGATTTGATAGCGTTTCTTTATTCTCTACCAAGAACTTAAAAAGCTCTTTCTTATCTTCAAATTTAGGTATCTCTAACATAACTTACTTTTTAATTACTTCTTGATTATCTATTTTGCGTTTACGCTTTTTAACTATCTCTTTTAGCTTAGTATTATTAATAAAGCCTTCGGATACTTTTAAATTTATATCTACTTTTTTAGGTGTCATTACTCTTCTTTTAAACCGTTATCAATTAAAAACTGCTCAGATTGTTCTAATGTTAATCCGCTTCTTACTAAGTTACTTATAGCTACTGTTCTTTTAAGAACACTATCAACACGCATATTCTCTACTTCTTGCATAATAGGTAAATGTGCTAAACTACCAATAATCTTTTCGCCTTCAGGTAATTTAAACATCTTAGTTAAGCTATTAGCGTAATCATCTACATGATTTTGTATAACGCTTTGAATATACCCTATTTGTGCTTGTACTTGGTTCTCATACGTTGCCGTCTTATTACTTAACAACTCTAAAGGAATGTTAAACGCTAATACTATAATAGCTGCATCTTCTGCAACGCTTTCATCTAGTCCTAAGTCTTTTAATACAATGTGTAAAGATTCCCAATTAACATCAGATCTTGTAGCTATTGAACGACTACGACCTCTACCTAATCCTGTTTCGTTATTTAATTTATTTTGTATCCTTGTTTGTTCAGTATCTCCAAACGGCATAGCACTAGCACCACCATTACCTCCAGATGTAAACAACTCCCTACCATTCGTACCTATAACAACGTTCTTAGCTTGGTAAGCCTTTTCTATTGTGCTTAATGGGTGTTTTAAACTATCTAATCTACTAGGAGCTGTTAACAT